ATGTCGGCAAGACCCACACGATGCTCTACCTAATGCTCCTGCATACCCTCAACAACGGAACAAAGTGGCTGGTATACTCATCAGAGAACGATGTCAAGAGCATTCAACGCAAATTGATTGAGTTCTTATGTGGGAAGCAAATCAACTACATTGATGATGTGCAGTTTGCAAGGAAATACGACTTCGTTCAAGGGCATTTTGCCTTTATTGATCCCGAACAACTGTACGATGTCTTCGGACTTCTGGAAACGATGGAGGAGATTTACGATGAGTTCCCTTTTGAGGGTGTCTTGATAGACCCTTACAACTCCCTAACGATAAACCAAAAGCGTTTGGGCAAGGTATCCTCTCACGAATACCATTACGAAGCGACAAGCCATATACGAGTATTCTGCAAGAAGTTTAACGCCACCTTAATCCTCAACACTCACCCCGCCACCGAAGCCCTCCGCAAGGTGCATTTCAAGGGTCACCCATACGAAGGGCATCCAATTCCCCCAATGGCGAGTGATGTTGAGGGCGGTGGTAAGTTCGTAAACCGAGCGGATGAGTTTATGGTGGTACATCGCTACACCCAACACGAAACGGATTGGATATTTACGGACATCCACATCCGTAAGGTGAAGGAGTTGGAAACGGGAGGTAGACCTACCCCTCTTGACCAACCGATTAGGATTCAATCCATCAAGTACAATGTCGGATACATAATAGGTTACAAGAATTTGATTACCTTACCCGAACCTAAACACCAAGAGGATGTTCCCTTCTGATCCCACCTTCAACGAGCTACATATCCGAGAGAAGCAAATGCTTCTTGGGGCAATCCTCATTTGGTTGAATGACCTTGCCAATTATGCGGAAACCCATACGGAGCAAAATGACATCATCAACAAGATTATTGACCTTGTGGAGGTGGATAGGGTGATGAACTACTTTATTGACTACGAGCGTAGCACCAACCGATTCCTCAATGAGGCACGATTGGAGAACGCCAAACTCAAATACGAGAACCAAGAGATGAAGCAAACCATTGACAAACTCCAAAAAGCACTTGACAATGCAGCCGAGAATCTTTAGAAACTTTCAACCCAACGACCATATCCGAACTAAAAAGGGAGAGGTCTTTGAAATCACGGAACGACTTACTGTCTTCTGCAAGGGATGTACTTGCCGTACTCCTTGCGATGAGTTCCAGCAAAAAACGATGCTCACCATCAAAAGCCAACGGGGCATTTGGGAAATGAGCCTTAAAGAATTAAATACTAAATTTGCTAATCACGAATGTGACGAAGTAACATACAAGAACGGACAATGGATTTAGGAAAACTCGTTATCGCATCAGATACTTTCTTTCAAGGGAAGAACTCCCTAAACAATGAGCGCAAGAATGTCTTGGCACGAGCCGCCTTTGCGAATGCCTTCTACAAACATTTTAAGGTAGTAGACATCGCCTCCGTTTTGGGTCGTGACCATTCAAGCGTGGTACACTACAAAAAGACCCATTCTGGTAATATGATGTACGATGACTACAAGCGGTTATTTAAACAAGCGGAAGCAGTTCGTGAGAATATCTTGGGAGATGATATAGATCAACAACTAACCATCGGAGATATGCTCAACACCATTAACAAACTGAAAGCCAAACTCTCCGAAAAGGAAAAAGAGGTGGAGAACTTGTATATTTACAAAGAAAAGTTTTTCAAACTAAAGGAACTGATATGACTTTTAGGATCTCACCCCTTGTAGGCGTTATGTTCGGAATCAATTATCTTGATTGGGGTGAAGATGGCTATGAGGAGATCGGACACCGCTACGAACTGCAAATTGCGGTTGGCGTATTTATTGTACAAATAATTTCGTGATACTTGAACTTCTATCCAAACGACATAACGAGTGGCTTCGTATGGCTATGTCCTTCGGGGCGGATAGAGATTCGGCTCAAGATTTAGTCCAAGATATGTACTTGCGAATGCACAAGTATGTGGAGAATCCCGAGCGCATAATGTACAATGAGGACGAGGTGAATACTTACTTCGTCTTTGTCGTTTTAAGAAACCTCTATATAACTTCAAAGAAAGGACTGACCTTTACCGAGCTTGAAGAATTAGATGGGGAGATTGATGAGCCAAACTATGATATGGAAACGGCTCACAACGATTTGATTGATGAATTGTGGAATGAGGTTGAAGGGTGGCATTGGTATGACACGAAGCTCTTTAAACTTTATCACAACACGGATATGACCATTAAGCGGATCAGCGAAGAAACAAAAATTAGTGAGCGTTCAATTTGGAATACATTAGACAATGGAAGAAAGCGAATCCAAGAAAACTGCAAAGAAACCTACCAAGCGTGGAAGGCCTCGCAAGAGTGAAGGTCTTGGCGATACGGTAGAAAAGATCACAACCGCGACGGGCATCAAGGCTGCGGTTGATTGGTTCAGCGAACAAACGGGGATTGACTGCGGATGCGAAGCCCGTAAGCAAAAACTCAACAAGATCTTCCGGTATCGGAAGCCCGAATGTCTAACCAAAGAAGAATACGAGTTTTTGGGAACGATCAAAGGAAAGGCCGTAATCCGAATGGCCGAGCAACAAACAATAAATCAAATCTACAACCGCATATTCAACACAAGGGTAGAGGCTACAAATTGTGGATCTTGTCTAAAGACACGCATTGTAGAGCTTCAAGCGGTTTATGACGCCTATGACGGAACGCCAACTATTTGAGTTCGTAAAGACGATGCTCCGCGACTTGAAGATGTCGGAGTATAAGTTCTCCAAGTATGATTGCTATTCGGAATTGTACAAGATGGATATTGAACTCAAGTGTCGGCGCAGCCACTACGATGACTTGTTGATTGAATGGGCGAAGTACGATGCCTTGATGCAACGAGCCATACGATTCCAGACAAGACCAGTATACATCAACTCAACCCCTATTGGTATTTGGGCGTTCTACTTGGATGATCAAGAGATACGATGGGAGGAGAGAGAGATGCCACGAACCACCGACTTCTCAAACAATGAGAGAATAGTCAAGAAGGTGGGTTACTTAAATATCAATAACGGAAAAAAGATAAAGTAATGCCTCTACCTACCCCAAGTGGCGAAAGCCAACAAGAGTTCATCTCAAGATGTATGTCGGAACTACAAGGAGAGTTTCCAGACCAAGAGCAAAGATTAGCGGTGTGCTACACCCAATGGAGAGAGGGAAAATAAATCCCTCTTTTTTTTTGCAAAAGATTTGGTGGTTTATTCTTTTCAACTATATTTGTTGAAACCAATTAACAAATCAAGAGTATGAAAAAGCCTCAAACGATTGAAGATTACAAAGCCTACGCCTTTGGGTTTACGCTTGTAACCTTGTTGTTCCTCGCCCCATTCGCAATCCTTAAAGTATTGACCTATGTGTTCTGAATTTGGAGCGATTGATCCCTATGATGCTCCCGATAGATGCGAGTATTGTTATGCAGTATTGAACTATCACGGCATTTGTGATGACTGTGACTACGAGGACTATAATGACCTTGACCGATGAAAATCAACCAACTTGATTTATTTAGTGGAATAGGTGGCTTTCATCTTGGCTTTGAAAGAGCGGGATACAAAGTCACCTCTTTCTTTTCAGAGATAGACAAACACGCTATCGCAGTTTACAAACATCAATTTCCAAATTCTACCTATGTCGGTTCAGTTACAGATGTTCGGGGATCAGAACTCCCAAGAATTGACCTTATCACCTTTGGAAGTCCTTGCCAAGACTTTAGCCTTGCTGGAAAGCGTAAGGGGATGGAAGGAGAACGATCAAGCCTTATCCTTGAAGCAATTCGCCTCATTGGGGAATGCCGACCAAGAGTTTTTGTCTGGGAAAATGTTAAAGGAACTTTCTCCTCAAACAATGGCGAAGACTTTACGGCAATCCTCCAAGCCTTTGCCAACATTGGGGGTTATAGACTTGAATGGCAACTGCTTAATACATCGTGGTTTCTACCCCAAAATAGAGAGCGGATATACCTTGTCGGATATTCTACAACCACCAAGCGAAATTGGCGAGGAGTATTTCCTATCCGAGAAGCAAGTCAATCAAATAGCGAATTGGAATGCTCAAGAGAAGCCGTTACAAAGTGCCTTACTGCAAGAGGTCAAGAAGGCCACGCGGGAATGCAACTTATCAAAGTAAAGTCAGCAACCTCTCAAGGTTATGAGATAGCCGAGCAAGGAGACAGTATCAATCTTTCTCAACCCAATTCAGAAACGCGCAGAGGCAGAGTTGGAAAACAAAAAGCCCAAACCCTTGAAACGAGCTGCAACCAAGCAGTAGTTGAGCCAATTATATGTGCAATTCGTGGTCGCAATCCCGAAAATCCAAATGACAACACAAAGGGTATTGAGTTTAAGCAGCGACTTGAATTAAATAAAAAAGGGCAATCAAATTGCTTGACATCCGATGTGACTATGAATATGATTATAGAACCAAACTATTCAAGTAAAGCCCTAAATGAAACGATAGAGAATAGCAACTTGATAGAGGGAGAACCAAAAGCACTTGATCTATACAATCGTTCTGCAAGAGATGAATCTCCAACACTCACCGAACCACATCACAATTCTCTACGAATGTTTGATGGATACCGCATCCGCAGATTAACCCCTATTGAATGTGAACGCCTACAGGGCTTCCCCGATAATCATACCGCCTTTGGCAATTACGATGGAGAAGTTAAACCAATGAGCAACACACAACGCTACAAACAATGCGGAAACGCAGTAACTGTTGATGTGGTACAAGCAGTAGCCAACCAATGCAAACCCTTATTCAAATGATTACACTACTCAATGGCGATACTTGGGAGAAAGATGCTCTCCTCGCTAAAATGACCGATGACGAGTTCTACTATGGGTACTTGGGAAAGAATGCGATGTCATCAAGCAACATCAAGCTCCTAACCAAATCACCCAAGCACTACAAGTTCATCACCACCTACGGACAAGAGCAAAACTCCTCCGCTCTACAAATAGGAACATTCATCCACACGATGATCCTGGAACCTCATCTCTTTGATGACCGCTTCCATATCGTAGATGTTCAGAGCCGTGTAGCGAAAGCCTTTAAAGAAGGAAAAGCGAAAAGCAATAAAATAGTCCTAACGGCAAAGGAGTACGATGAGAATATGAGAATCGTAGATGCAGCCCTTCGCAACGAGTATGTGCTTACGATGATCGGTGGATGCGAGTTTGAAGTACCCGCAATCCAAATGTTAGAGGGGTTTGCCTTTAGAGCAAAAGCCGACATCTACGACCCCAAGTACAGTTATGTCGCTGATCTAAAAACAACCCAAGATGTAAGAGCCTTCCAATGGAGTGCCGAGAAGTACGGCTACGATATCCAAGCCTTCATCTACACGCAATTATTTAATGTACCTACGGACAACTTCAAGTTCATCGCCATTGACAAGGGGTCATTGGACATCGGTGTCTTTGATGTTGCAGAGTCATTCATCAACAAGGGATACAAAAAGGTGAAGGAAGCTCTGAAAGACTATAAAGACTTCTTTGTCTTACACAACGATTTGGACTCCTACACTATTCAAGGAACTTTAGAATGAAAGACCAGTTTATGAGGATAGCAATGGCACGGCTCAAGAAGCACTATGCCTACTACCCACAACGATTAGCGGTTGCAGCGAATATGTACCGCAGGTGGCTTGATCGCCAAATGGCGCAGTAATTAGGCGAGGAGGGGGTTTTTGTTATTTGGTTTTGGTTTTTCTGCTGCCCCCTCCAAACCTTCCCAAAGTGTAAGATAAAAACACCACAAAGTGTAAAATAAGCCCTTTATGATGGATTTTAACACCAAAGAGAAATGAGCTACGTTGTTGTCTACGATAAATTCCTTGAGGATGCTACTTGGCTACTCAACGCCCGAAAGACATTCAAGGAAAAGAAGGAAGCGATCACCTTCGCACGGGATTGTGAGCATAGTGCTTACACCGCCAATGTAAAAGTTTATGAATTGTAATGGGACGAATGACCGAAGTGTTTGCATTAGCAAATATGACAAGCGAAGAAAGAAGGCGATATGCGTATGGCAAGAATGCTGAATCATACTTCACGCATATTACCATTGATACCAAGATTCTAAAACAAATAAAACCCCCAAAGAAATGACTATTGAAACATTCAAATATGTAGGTAGCGTACATTTGCTCCCTCACATTTCTATCACATATGATTCCTCAATTTGTGACGGATGCATTAGCATCGGATGGCTATGGTGGGGAATTAGTATCGTTAGCAAGAACGGATTGCACCTATGAAGAAACACACAAAGGTTTACCTACAAGGAATGGGGTATGACGAAACTGATTTTATTTGCTGCGAGGTGTGTGGAGCAAAAGCCGTAGACATCCATCATATAGAAGCAAGAGGAATGGGTGGATCAGAGGAGCGAGATACAATAGAAAACCTAATGGCTCTATGCCGAGATTGTCATCTCAATATGGGCGATAAAAAGCAATTTAAAGAACAACTAAAGTCAATACATTTATCACACATAGATAAAATGGCACGATAATTGTCGTACAAACCTAAAATGACAATTATGTGGAAAGATGTAAATGACTATGAAGGGCTTTATCAAGTTTCATCCGATGGAACTGTAAAAAACAAGTTTGGAGTTATAACCAATGGGTGGGAACAAAATAAGTATGGATACCGCAAGGTGCGACTTTATAAAGATGGGAAAGCAAAAGATTTCTATTTGCACAGATTGGTGGCTCTTGCATTTATAGAGAATCCCGATTCAAAGCCCATCATAAATCACATTGATAGCAATCCAAGAAACAATAAGGCATCAAATCTTGAATGGGTTACTCAAAAAGAGAATATGCAACACGCATCCAAAAACAATAGGCTAAATACACACGGTGTTGAAGTTTTGAATACCGAAACCAAGAAAACATTTAAGTCAATAAAGGAAGCAGCCGACTCTATTGGAATGAAACAAAACACATTAGTTTACAAACTTCTTGGCAAACGAAGGAATGAAACCCCATTTGTTTTAATCAAGTAAGGAGTGGCTACAAGATATTCACAATAGAAAGTTATTTCCATAAACAATGGATAAAAATGGCTGATAGAGATAACGCTGGAAAGTTCGTAGAAGGACACAAAGGAGGCCGACCTAAAGGCACTCCAAACAAAACAACCAATAAGATTCGTGAGGCATTCCAAAAACTCATTGAAGACAATTTGGAGAATATGACTGTTTGGCTCTCTGATGTAGCAGAGGATGATCCGAAGGCAGCATTAGACATCATCACCAAGTTGGGAGAATACACTACCCCTAAACTCGCAAGGGTAGAGAACAAGCTGGAAGCAGAAGACGGCATCACCGAAATCAAATTGAACTTTGTCAAGCCTAACGATTGATTATAGCGTAGTCTTCCAAAGGAATTGGGAGGCAGATACCAAGATTGTCATAAATCAAGGGGGAACGAGAAGCGGTAAGACCTACTCGCTATTACAACTTCTAATAGTCAAAGCCCATCAATCTAAAGGGAAGGTCTACTCCATAGTGAGAAAGTCCCTCCCATCGCTTAAAATGACCGCCTATCGGGATTTCTTTGAGATACTCAATAAGCTGGGAATCTATGACGAGAAGAACCACAACAAAAGCGACTACACCTACAACCTCAATGGAAACCTATTTGAGTTCATCTCATTAGATCAGCCACAGAAGAAACGGGGTGCAAGGCGTGATATACTGTTTTGTAATGAGGCGAACGAACTCACTTGGGAGGACTTCTTTCAGTTGCTTGTTCGTACAACGGACAAAATCTACATTGACTACAACCCATCTGATTCATTCCATTGGATTTACGATAGACTTCTAACCCGTGATGATGTCACCTACATCCAATCCACCTACAAGGACAACCCTTTCTTGGATCGCACGATTGTAGAGGAGATTGAACGCCTAAAGGGAACCGATGAGGACTATTGGAGAATCTACGGCTTGGGTGAGCGTGGTATGTCAAGAGCTACCATCTTCCAATTCCAAGTAGCGGAAGAACCAAAAGGTCAACTGATCTCATTAGGACTTGACTTTGGATTCACCAACGATCCTACCGCCCTTGTGAAG